GACCACCTGTCATAATATTACGTTTTCTCTTTTTTGATCCAGGGTCTCCTAAACCACCCGTCATAATATTAGGTTTTGGTTTTCTTGGAAGACGCTTTAAAGGCTTTTTTTCCATTCTTTCCATTGTTATTTGCTCCTTCTTCTTAATGATTTTACTCTTCTTGGTTTACCAGCTGGTTGCCCTAGCCGATTCTTTTGTGTTATTCTACTACGCTTTTCAGTAGAAGTCATCTCCTTAGTAGTTTTCGGAGTTTTTTTACTAATTCTTTTACTTGGGCGACAATAAGGCGTACCCCTCTTTTCACCTTTTTGACGACCACATTTTTTACCCGTTTTAACATCTCTCCAGTCCTCCTTGAACCATCGTTTTAAAGCTAATCCTTTTTTTGTTTTTCTTACAGCCATTAAGAATACTTTGTGACCTTACGTCTGTTTGACATAACTTTACCACAACCTCTGGCTATGTTTTTATTCTTAGCTTTTCTTTTTGTCATTTTAACAGCTTTGCCTTCTTTGGCTGTCATTGTTTGATTCTTTACTTTTTCAATAGCGGCATTTAATCCACCACCCATAGCTTTCTTTTTACTTTTTCCGTAATTAGCTGCACCGACTTTTCTACATTTAGCGATATGTCCTGAAGCATACGCGGATGGAAAAACTTTAAATTTAGCTTTTACTTTATGATAACATGCGTCTTTAGCCATAATATCTTCCTTTCATTATCTTCCAGCAGGTACACATCCACTCTCGTTTTTTACATTTAAGACAAACCTTTTGAGGTTCACCTCTTACTACCTCGCCTTTTTTTAGAGGCACAATGTGCTTTTTCAGAAAATCCACGAGGTCTGGCACAATTGATTTTCCTCTTCCTCTTAGCACTCCACTTCCTCTTACCTGGTGCTTTTGTTATTTGTTGGGACATTGATCCCCGCGAGATTGCCATCTATTGTCTTTCTATTAATAAAATCTATCCACAAAGTATGTATCATTTTGTGATTTTCTTCAACCTTTACCATTGTTACGGCAGTTCTCTTGTCAACTTCAATAAGAGTTGTAACCATCCAAGCAATCGACCCCGCTACAAGGACAATAGAAACACCGTTCATTATTTCTTTAGGCTTTAACACTGCCACCTCTTTTTTTAAATCTATGATCCTTTGATTTTTTTGGAAAACTTTTAGGATACACATTTTTTATCGCTTTATTTAAAAAACTTGTTTTTTCTTTTGGTGATAAATTTGATATATAAGTTCTCAACAAACGCTTTTGTTGATTTTCTGTTAAATCTTCTATTTTTGGTCTTGGTTTTGGTTTAACTGTAATAGTCTTTTTCTTTAACATTTCCACCTTCTTCTAGCTTGTCTTAATCGACTGTTAGGGTTTTTAGCTGCTTTTGGAAATTTTTTCATTTGTCCAGCACTTCTTGCACAAAATGATTTTCTTCTTTTAGCCGCTTTACTACCTTTCTTAACCTTACCAGTGACAGCAGTTTTTAATTTACTGCCCGGGTTTTCTCTACGGTAACGAGCAACCCCCGCCTTAGTCATTCCCGCTCCAGATTTAGTGGAGCGAAAATACTTTTTGGTTTTAGGAGGTTGCTTGTCTCTTGTTCTAGCCATTACGATAAGAATATAGTCAGTTTGTTACCACTGCCAGTAAAGGCAGATAGATATGCACCACTCTCTGCTAATATACCATTATCTGGAATATTAAGAGTGTGCAATCCAGTTGGAAAACTTTGTGCTATCAATGTAGATCCACCATTACCATCTGTTATGGTAAGAGCACCTGCTGCATTTCCAAACACTACTATCTGTCTTATCCTTGACCTTGCAGGTCCTACCACGGCGGCAGAATCTCCTTGGTTTACATTAAAGGCTTTTACGTCAGATCTTGTTCCAGCCATTTATATCTCCTATTATTGGTCAGCAAAAGCTGGAGCGTCTTCAGAAACAACATTACCCCAAATGTAATAATTAGTGCTGTCTTTAGCCACAACATTTATTTCCATGCTGCCAAAATCAGTTAATGTTAATTTTGAGTTAGAACTACCGTTTGCATAAACAGAAACATTATCTGCATTTGTGTCTAAATGTTGAACATTACCTAGAAAAAAGTTGGTATTACCAGGAGTGACAATTATTAAATTTTCTGCCTCCTCTGCTGCACCTGCATAGATAAATTTAAAAGTTGCTCCTGCAACTGGTGCTGGTAAAGTTATTGTTCTGTTAGATGCAAGTGCTGGAACTGCAAGAACTCTTCCACTATGTGTAGCGTTATCAAGAGTTTTATCTTCATCTCCTAATGCAACTGGTGCATCACCCATAGTTATGACTTCTGTAATTGTTCCAGTAGTAGCATTTTTGCTGATTGTTTTAATTGTGCTTTCAGATCTAATAGGACCTGAAAAAGTTGTATTAGCCATGTCAGTCTCCTTGTCTTGGCAATTGTCGAAGTTAATTCTTCGTCAAGGTAATTTTATTATACATAAAAAAAGGGTGACTGCAAAGAGTCACCCCAAAAATATAAATATTTTTAATTAAGCTCCAGGTGAACCAAATAATGAACGAGGATCTGAGAAGCCGAAAGAATATCTCTCTCTTGCCTTATATCTCATGTTTCCTGTGTCAAAGTCTGGATCCATAGCTGTTGCCATTGGCATTCTTTCGAAATGCTTAAGACCATTTGGTGCATCTGTCTTAATGAAAAATGCATCTGTGTCAGTTAGATAATCGTTGATGACATAGCCTTGAGGTAACATTCCCATGTTTCTTATAGCATTAGCATCATTATCTGCTGTTCCTGGTCTTAGGTTTGAGTTTAATAATCTCTCTGCAACAAATTGTAATTGTCTTGGAATAATTAATTTCATTCCTCTTAGAGCGATAATTAATCCTCTCTCATCCACAAAACCTGCAATCTTAATTAAAGCATCTTCTAGAGATGTTTCATTTAAGTCTGCTGCGACAGTTGGCTCGTTAGCAAAAGTTCCACCATTTGTTAATGGGTGATCTGTTGCTAATAAGGCTTTACCATCACCACCAGCACTTGCACCAGCTGTAAACGCATTATTTAAAATGTTCGCAGCTTTTACTTGCTTTGTGTGTGCCATTGATCTGGCAAGTGCTCTCGTATAACGAGCAGAAAGCTTATCGTAAAGGTTATCCTCTACAGCCTCTTCTGTTATTGAGAAAGCCATTGCTACAGTCTCATGGTTGTACCTTGAAGTGTACGCTTCGTTTGCGTCATCAAATGTGACACCAGAACCTTCTTGCTTAGTAGGTGCTGCACCGAAGCCACTTAACATTACTTCTTCTTCAAACGCTCTGTCAGATGACTCTGTGTCGAAGATTTCTGCATGTTGACCTTCATACCTATTATACTCCATACCAAAGAGAGCGTTCAAGCCAGGC